TTTCAATAAGTTTCAGCTGAAACCCCAAGCCTTTTGATTTGCCTTTTTTTACTTCGGTCAATTCATTTTCAATTATTTTAATTTGGGTAATCAAGCCGTTGGCCATTTGGTACATTTCATCAAGTTCGGCCGTGTCGCCTGTTTTAATTCTGTACCCAAGCGAGTTCAATTTTTGGAAATATGCTTTTTTGGTTTCGGGGTCTGTAAAGCCTGATTTACAGCGGTTTAGCAAAACGATTATAATATTGTATTTAGTAATAATATTTTCAATTTTGGCTATTTTCTGCAAGCGGGCAAAAATGTCCCTATCATCTAATTCAAGGTAATATTGGTCTTGAATATCTTTTTCAATTTGTATCAGTGTATCGCTTCGGGTTATTGGTTGTCGGCCATCGAAACCCTGTATAAACCAATTATTGTTTTTTGAGTTTAAGTACTTATCCCAGTTGAACACTGGCAGAATGTCGATATTATCGTAAAACCTCTCCATTTTTACACATATTTTTTAATAAACTCCATCATTTCGGGGTAAATAACATCCCAATTAAGGGTTTCTTGGTCTTCTTTTGTAAGCCCGAAAATATTGGGATAACCAGCAAAAAACTCGGCTTTTTCCCCGCTTCCCGTGCCAGTACTATCAATTTCAAAGCTTTTTTTATCGGGCATCACATCAACAAAAAAGCCGTTAAAGAAATCCCCAGTTTCAAAAAAGGTGTAAAGCGTGCCAGCTGTTTTCTTCGGATTGATGCTTGCAGTGTATTTACTGTATGCACCCGTAAATCGTGGGTTGTCGTTACGCAAAAACAGGCCGTCCGAGCCTTTGTGTTCCTCAATCTGTTCAATATTGGAGCGTGTAATAATATCCTCGTTTTTGTACACAATTTTTTCAACCTCGTTTGGTATGCTGGCCACCACGAAGCGTAAATTTTTCAAATAATCGTTTGCTGTTATTGTTGGCATTGCTAGAAAATAAAAAACGGGGAATGTCCTTTGATAGACATTCCCCGTTACAATTTGAAATAAAGTTACTCAAAAAAATTATTCCTAAATCAAAAGTATTGAAAATTAACCTTTTACAAAAATGCTGGCCAGCACAAACCACACGGCACACATTACCCACATTCGGCACATTTCACACACAAAACACATTTTCCACACGAAAAACATTGTACACACGAAAAACATTTGTAATATTGTACACATTAAACACAAAATAAAAAATTATGGACAGAAAATTTAGCTTAGAATTTCAATATCAATTGTATTTGAAACGCATTGGGTTAACCGAGGAAACAATGCACCCCGAACAGAAGATACAAACCAAACAAGCCTTTTTTGGTGCAATTGGCCAAATATTGATTGTATTGCGGGATGATATGTACGATTGTACCGAAGATGAAGCGGTGCAAGTAATGGAGGCAATGATGAACGAGGTAACGCAATATTTTTTACTAAGAACCCAAAACTAAAAAAATGACTAAAATTATTTCATTCAGCAACCACAAAGGCGGGGTCGGTAAAACCACCAGCGCACTAAACATCGGGGCGGGGTTGAATTTACAAAAAAAGAAAGTGTTGCTTGTCGATTTAGACCCCCAAGCGAATTTGTCCCTATCGCTGGGGGTTGTAAAGGCCGAAAATAATATTTACGGGGCTTTGTGCGAAGATTACGAAATTAAGCCCGTGTCGATAATGAAAGGGCTGGATTTGATACCAGCAACAATCGATTTGGCCAAAGTAGAAACCGAATTTATAGGTTTGCCAGCACGGGAATATTTTTTAAAAGAAATTATTGACCGCATAAAGCACCAATACGATTACGTTTTAATTGATTGCCCGCCCTCGCTTGGGATATTAACTACAAACGCATTCACGGCCAGCGATGAAGTTTTAATTCCGTTGGAATCCCAGTTTTTAGCGATGCAAGGCTTAACCGAACTTATCGGCATCATCAAAAAAAACACCAAAAGGATTAATCCAAGCCTAATAATCGGGGGCGTTTTCTTAACGAAATACAATGGGCGGTTAACTTTAAGCAAAGAGATATTTAATTTTGCTAAACAGAATTTTCCAAACGAAATCTTTAATACCAAAATAAGGCAAAACACCACACTGGCCGAAGCACCCTCGACCCAGCTGGATATTTTAAGGTACGCACCAAACAGCAACGGGGCGAATGATTACAAAGAACTTGCAAAAGAAATAATTAAACGACACAAGCAAAATGAAAAAAACAGAACCAACCACAACACCCAAAAGTCCATCCAATAGACGGGCTTTAATGGCAAAGGGATTGAACGCCCTTTTACCAACGGCAACCGAGGAATTGCCAGTACAACACAAAAGCCCAATGACTTTGAAAGAAATTGCGGAAGATGAAAGCCCAACACCCGAAAAAGCGAAACAAGTTTGGTTTGTGGGTACGGAAGAAGAAACGGTAAAAGAAAAGCGCACGAATATTGAAATGCCTTTGGCTTTACACGAAAAATTGACAATTATGGCAAACTGGGAGTTTTCCAGCATCAAGGAAATTATTAATGCCTCGGTTGAAAAAACGGTTGCCGAATACGAAAAGGAACACGGGGAACTCAAACGAGTACCCAAATCACAACGCAAATAAAAAAGGGCTTCAATTAATGAAGCCCTTTTTTTGGGTGGTATTTATTCAAACGGATTAAATCAGCTTGATAAAGATACAAAATAAAATTAAGCTACGACAAGCGAGGCCAAATTTGAATTGTATAATAGGCCACTCGGTTGAACGATGATTGTGCTTACTGTATTAACAGCATCCCACGTTTCAATCGTGTACACTCCAGCCGTTGCGGGCGCAATAGTGAAAGTGTAGGTTTTCGCATCGTGGTCGTGCGCAATAGCTGTCGGCACTTCCACAACCCCGTCTTTTCTAATTCTGAAATTGTTAAGCGTTAAACCATCGATAAAATGGCTTTTGTCTAACAAAGTAGTTTTTACGACAAGGGAAACCCCACCAATTAAAAGCGGTTGCGGTGTTAAGATAATATCGTTTACACCATCCAAATCGCTCGGGCTGAAATCCAATTGGTCAGCAACAATCCAGCTTTGTCTATCCATTTCTTTGAAATCGGTTAGCTGGATAGTCATTTTGTATTCGGCTGGTGTATTACCCTCCGCACCTTTGTACTGGCCAGTGAAAAGCATTTTTGTACTAAACCCTTTGAAAGTTCCGCTTTTACTTTGCGTGAAAATCTTGTTTCCAGTGGCATCATAAAAGGCGACATTGAAACGGTCTTTTGAATTTAAGGAGCGCAAAGCTTTCCAAAAATTAACCCCGTTTGCCCCAAACAAAACAGTATATTCATAAGGCAATTCGCCCGTTACTGTTTTGTAACCCGAACCATCGGCCGTATTGATATTCGGCTCTAATGGCACAAGATTAAAGGATTTTATCCCTTTAATTATAATCAGTTTTTCCAACTGCTGTTCTTGTTGGGTTTGTTCTAAATTTTGAACTTCGGTGTATGCGTAAGAACGCAAAGTAAGTTCCAAAACTTCCACTCTATCCCAATCAAAAGGGCAAGCCTCTTGACCAGTGCCTAGCAAATCGCCTCCCGAGCAATTTACAACGTTTACTTGTTCGATTAATTCGGTTGCCATTATTTTATCAGTTTAGATTTTAATAATTGATCGGCAAGCGTTTTGTTATCGGTAACAAAAGCGTTACCAACGTAATATTGCTTGTCGGCTGTGAAGTTTTTTATAACTAAGTATTTTTGTGCCAACTCTTTCGCTGGAGTTTTAACCGCTTCTTTGGCTGGTTTTTCCTCCGCTTTTGGCGTGTCTTTTACTGTGTCCATAACCTTAAAATTTGATGTTTTTATTCAAACATTTTTTACTATCTAACTCTAAATCAAGGGTAAACGTTATCGCATTCCATACAGCAATCAAGCCTTTTCCACTTTTATTCATTGAAAAATTGGGTGCTAAACCGTGTATTCGTTGCTCGCTTGTTATTCTAAAATTTCCCGACCTTTTCAAGCCGTTAATGAAATTATCGTAAACAGGAACAAGCACTTTTGTAAAATCGTTTTCCCATTGAAATTCGTTGAAGCCATCGGGATTCGTTGAACGTGTGGCCAAAACAAACCGCCCCTTTCTGCTGGCTATCCTTCCCGCCCAATCCTCGGTTGTGGTGTCGGTGGGAATTTCATTTAATAGCCAAATAAGGGGGTATTTGCTTTGATTTTCTTTTAACAGAAGAAACTTAGTTAAAACCTCCATTGTTCCCCAGTCGTAGCGAACTGGCCACACGGTAAACCCTGTCGGCTGTTTTGGCTCGGTGTGGTTGGGTAACAACTCAACGATTTCTCTTATTTTTTCTTCCATTCCTATCATATCCCGAAGCTGTTTTTTGTTGGGTACGCTTTAAACTTTGTATTTTCCCATTCGGGGAAATCCCCTTGTTTATCTTGGAGATAACCGTATAATGATTTAAACACGCTTTCGTTGTAGTACCAATCAACGAAACACTCTCTACGTAAAATCGGTTCGAGTGAATAATTGCCTTGATACTGGACAACAAAGTTTTGGTTTGCGTTTGCAATAAGATAAACGGGTGTGGCCAAAATAGCATTTTCGGGGTTGGCCTTAACAGTGCCAACGGCCGAAAGTCTGATATTGTTTTCGGTATTAAATACCTCAAAAATCCTTTGTGCGATAAGTGAATATTCATAATCTAAACCGTTCCAAATTTTGCCATCATATTGCTGTCCCTTAACCAAAAATTTAAACCTTTCGTAAATTGGATTTACAAAGTTGTCGTCTAAGGCCGTTTGTAAAAGGTCGTACAATGCAACCCCCAAAGCATTAATTAATATTTCCTTTTCAACACGTTTACAAACCGAACCCAAATCGCCTTGATTGTCGGGCGCACCCGTGTTCGGGTCGCCAACGGCCAAAGGAATGTAAAGGGAGTTTTCCTTGTTGAAATAGCTTATATCAATTATCTGCTTCATCTTTTTTTGATGTTTTTGGGATTGCGTGTGTTGTGCCTAATTGGTTGGAAACCGTTTGGGGCGTACCCTTTTCGGCTTCTTTCTTTTCGGGCTTTTCAGCACCTTTCGGGTTATCAATCACGCCTAATTTTGTGGCTGTGAAGATTACGGCCTTATCGTCCAGTTCGACTGAATCGCCTTTCTTGTGCGACCCCCAGTCTTTTAATAACTTGAATTTCATTGTGTTACGCTTCCGTTAAACGGCTGTAATTGCGGTTTTGATTGTCGCAATAGAATCGTAAACAAAAGCCTGTTCATCAAGTTTTTTGACAAAGGCGTGGAAACGGCTTTCCCCAAGGATTACGAATTGGTTATGAATGAAATCATCGTTTACCCAGCCGACTTTTACGTGGTATGGACTGTAATTAGTTGTGTAATACTTGGACATATCGCCTACGAAAATGAAGCCAACGGCCACGATTTCATCGGGGATAATTGTAACGCCTCCAATTGTAACTTGATTGAACAAGCTGGCAGTCGGATAAAGTGGGTTTCCTTGAAAATCTTTGGCAGAAACTAAGTGAATGAAGAAATCAACTGGGTTGACCATCACTAAATTAGCCATATAAGGCGTTTCGTCTTCGTAGTTGTGTGTAGTTGCAATGTCGGTAATAACGGCATTGATTACATCCATAAAGTTAGGATTTACAACTGAAAGGGCTAAATCCCCAGCACTAAACGCACGGGCGTAACTGATTACACCTTTTGGATTTGGTGCAATACCGTCCCCGTTGTAAATGCCTTTTGCTTTTTTCAAATCGTGCTTTTTATTAAGCAAATCATAAGCAATGGATTCAACGCTGGCCACATCTTCAACAACTTCCTCGGTTAACTTAATCCAACCAGCAACTTTCACGGGTGTAGCCCAACGGGTTTCCCATTTGAAGTCAATTTGTGGTTTAATTCCACCCTCTGCAACAAAGGCAAAATCGCCATCTTTTGGAGTTACTTCGGTGTATGGATAAGCCGATAAGTTGGTGTTTAAATTGGTTGTTAACCCAAGCAAAGTCAAGGTTCGCAAATTAACAGGCGAAAGCGGTGCGGATTGCGAACCAACTGCGTTCGGAATCATTGCAACGTTTATCCCCGATTGATTGGTAATATTGCCAACTACTTTGAATTCAATCATTCCCGAACCAGCTTTGGCAATGGATTTGATTTTGTCTTTGTTTTCAAGCAAAAAGTCAACCAATTGCTCACGGGCTGTTTTTTCTTCGGATTTCGCCCCTTTGGTTTCCAATTCAGTAACTTTCAAGCCTAATTCTTGGGCTTTGTCGGTTGCTTTTTTGGCTTCCTCTTTTGCGGTTGTCAATTCCTCTTGGATAGGAATTAAGGCTTTGTCTATGGCCTCTTTCTGAATTTTAGCCTCATATTCTCTTTGGGCTGTTTTGTAGGTATCGAGTTCAGCGGGTGTCATCGCCTCGATTTCCTCTGTTGTTTTATACTTAAACATAGCTGTTAGTATTAAATTAAACATTCGGTAAATCGAAGTGATTTCTCGGCTTCGGGTCGGTTGGTTTCTTAAACCATAATTCTTCTATTTTTGTTTTGACTGATTAAAATCGGGTCGGTTTTTTCCTCTTTTGAGGCTTGTATATTTAGCGTTGGGGTGGCAAAATTTGAGCCTTTCACAACGGCAGAACCTTCAACGGCTTTTGCTTCGGTAATCGCCCAAAAATAGCCCCTGTCTTCGGCTGTTTTATAATTTGCAATCTCTTTGCTGTATTTATCCCAAATCGCCTTTTCTTCGGCTAAATCGGGGTGGTCTGAATTAATGGCCAAAAACAATTTTATGTACTGCATCCCAACTGAATGCTCCTTAACATAGCCTTTGGCATACTGGCCAAACATAAAAGTATTTCGGTCTTTTTCAATTTGGGTATTAAATAACAGTGCTTCGGTTGAACCCTCGTATTTAAACCCAAGTTCCTTCCAAGTGTAATCGGCCAAACTTGCCTTTACACTGTCGGAAATCACAAATTCAAAGGCCATTTTATGCTCTTGGAGCAATAATTTGGTTGGGTTTTCTTTTAGGTTTTTATTCCAAAGCCCTTTAATATGGACATCATCGTGGCTGTCCAGCAAGTTTGTCGTATTAATTACCAGCGTTGCATCTAAGAGGCTGGCATTGGTTGAAACGGCCTTTGCAATGGCTTTGTTTTCGGTTGGACAATAGAAAAAAGCATCAGCGTATTTCATTGTCATTTTCTTTTGCGCAATTAGAAAGGATTTATTTTTTTTGAGTTCCAAAAACAAATCTTCTTTTGTGGCAAACTCTTTTTCGGGAAACGATTTGCAGACTATCATTTTCGTATAATTTTACCGTTTTCTAAAGCTTTTTTTTTATCCGCAATTGATTTAACAATTTCGGGTTTCAAACCCTTTGTATCTTCAACTTTTCTTGGGGTTTTCGGTGCATCTTCATTTTTCATAATCCCAGTTTTTTATAAAGTAAATCGTATTGTTTTTTGCCCTCGATGGCCGTCATTGTTTGGTTGTTAATGGCCACCGTTAAAACATCTTGAAAGGCTTTAAGGGTGGCAATTTTTTGGTTGATGATTATTTGCATAATTGGCAAGTGCATAAAGCTGGCTTTCAACTTTTCGCCTTTTTCAATTAATCCCCAGTGTGAAGCAAAAGAATTCATCGTGTTATCGGCATCCCTTTGGATTGAATTTTGAATGTAATTTAACATCGCCTTTTCTTGGTTTTCATAGGTTGAACCGCTGGAAAAGTAGTTAAGCACATCTTTGTTCATATCAAAGGCAAGGAGGCAAAAAAGGGCATCATTTGAAAGTTGTTCATCCAAGAACAGCTTTTTAAAGTCGCTTACTAAATGGGTGGCAAGAATTTTTTGGTTGGTTATGATAACCGATTTTTGACCCAATTTGCGGGTTATATCTTTTCGGTCTTCTTCTTGCAATTGAACCTCGTTGCCATCGGATTGCGAACTAATGATATACTTTTGGGAAAAGCGAAGGTTTATGTTTTTGGACTTAACGTTTTCGTTTATGTTTTGCAAAACGTGGTCAATTCCTTCAACCCGTGAATGCGATTGCATCGGGCTATTTTTGGACATTCCGTTTGATAAATCGTAAAACGGAATAATGTCTTTTAATGGTAGTTTGTAATCTTGCCCGTCCAACGTGTAAACAATTACCTTTTCCTCGTATGCCTTAATGTCGGCCTGTTGGGTAATAAATTTTTTTAATTTATTGGTATCTTTAAAATCAATTTCGCTGGGTATAAGGTTGTAAAGTGAAGCGGGGTCTTTGCCCGATTTTACCTCGTAGCAATAATCGTTTCCAGTGGCCGAAAGAAACCACATTTGAGTGAAAAAAAAATCTTCCTGTGACTGGAAGTAGTTTGGTTGTTGGAGTAATTTAATGTACTGGGAATCTTTGATTTCGTTGCCCGCACTGTCCAAATGTGTTATTTGCATTTGGCTGTATATTTTGCTACGCAAAGCGCAAATCGTCATTAAAACGAAGTTTTCAAAAGATAGGTTAAGGTACGATTTTGACCGTTTCAGCCCGTCTAATTCCGAGCCGTAGTACCAAACATTTCCCATTCTATCCCTTTCACCAAATATCCCCTTCAATGTGTCTAGCCAACTCATACCTTAACTATCTTAGTATAAAGGTATTAAAATTTATTTCCCAAAAAGTTAATTAAAATTAACATCGCCTTTTTGCGGTATTTAGAACGTGATTCTACGGGTGCGCACGTACCACATCACGAACATTCGGCAACAATCCATTAAGTGATCTTCCGAGGTTTGTTCGGGTTCGTCCAGCTGGATGCCTTGCCAAATCCTCCAGCTGTAATTTTCGTATTCCATTTCAATATTTACGCTCGATTCGGTGTAAACGGCTTGGGCTTTTTGTAGTGATTCAATCCCCCCGTTAACCGAACCCGCCCCCTTTTTGGCCGAAACAATATTGTAGCCAGCATTTCGCAATTTTGCGCTTTCGCTGGTGTTTATTTCGTTGCCACTATCGCAAATATTTTCTTTGTTTTTATCAATTTTCAGCTTTTCAAATTCTTGCACCAACGTTCCTTCCATCAAATTCATTGGCTTATAAAGCAGTTCTTTGAAAAAGAAAGTGCGGTCGCCATCAAATTTGCAAGCAATCATCGCAGTACAGGCCGAAAGCCCGAAGTCGGTGGCATAGTACAGGGGATAAGGCAAATTATCAAAAAGTTCATCTTTAATAATTTTCCAGTTCTTGAAAATACGGTTTGGCTTTTCGGCCTTTTCGCCCTCCCCGTAAACGAGCCAGTGATAAAGGCTGGAGGATTTTGTTGCCTCATTGATACGGCAACGTACCAATTCTTTTATTAAAGGTCGTGCAAATTTTTGGGGGTTTTCGGTTGCATTATAAATAAGGGCTTCTTTTAGCGTTAATTTGCCCTCTACAACCAACAAACACTTTTCGACTGGTTGGTAGCTTAAAATTTGTTTTCGGCTTTCGTGGGGGCAATACGGGTTATCCCGAAAGGTAGATTTTAAAGTAATAGTATTTGCTTTGAGGCGTTCAATATCTACCCAGTGCGATTGTTTGGGATTCCAGTCAAAAATTATGTATTTGGAAGTACGCTGGGAAAGTTGTTTGTAAACCTCGTGCGAAAAATTATAGGGTTCATTTATCCAACAAATATCTTGGGTCATACCCATCGCATCGTTTTCATCATCAAGGCCAGTGAAGCGAATAAATGAATTATTGTGTTTAAATGTCCAAGTGTGGTTCGTTTTATTGCGGACAAAGAATTGCAAAAGGTTTTCGGCACGAATAAAGGCATCAAATTCCCCGAGCGTTATTTGCTTTTTTTGCAACTGCATCTTTCGCCCCATTGGGTCGCTGAGCCACTTAATCCAATCGGTTTCCACAATTTCCCGACACGACTTTTGGGTATCACGTAAAATGGTGGCCGTAAGCATTGGATTTTTGTACAAGTCTAAAAACAAAACTTGGAAATCACTCCAAGTTTTTGAACTACGGGAACTCCCGTTTTGCTCGATTAGCTTATATTTTCCGCTTTGGGTTGCGTTCCACGTATCTTTAAAAACCTTTGTCGCATTGAATTTAAAATCAATTTCAATCGGGCTGTTGTTCTGCATCGTCATCGTCATCATCGTCATAATCCAAAGGGTTAACAATGTTTACCGTAATGGTAGAATTTACGGCCTGTGCAACAAGTTTTTCGCCCCCGCTGGTTACATCGGCCTTAATACTGCTTCCGTTAAGGCGGTGCGCTTCTTCATCGGTACAAATTATCTTCATCAATGCAATTTGCAACGAGGCATTTCCCGATTCAGACCACTTTTTACGCATTGAAATTTTAGTTGCTATTCGGTTGGATTCTAAAAGTTCTTTTAGGGTGTTCGTTTCGTTCGCTGTGGGTGGGAAAAACTCATAGAATTTTGTTTTTCCAATTGGCAAAACGGCAATAATATCCTCAATAAAAAACAACCTATGTTTTACTATTTTTTCCTTTGCCAAATCGAATATTTCTTTCTTTTTATAGGCCATAACATTCAAAGTTTTGAGCGTGGTGGTGGTAACGAACCCCTTTTTTTGGCTGGAATGCCAAACGCATTACTCGTATGCTAACCACGCATTTAAACTGTTTCCTTCCGCTGTTCCATTGTAATCTTTTCGCCTTTGTACATTCCCGCACCCAGTTCGTCAATCTTGCTGAAAGGCAAAATTGGGACGGTAATTTGACAATTTTTGTCAATTAAGTAAATATACTTTAATTGCTTGCCCTCGAACTTTTCCCAGTGCTTGAACTCGCTGGAAATTTTCAAGTGGTGCGCCTGTATGATATGCACCGCTTCGCCTGTCTTGGGGTTTTTCCTTAGTGCTGTATTATCAACAATGCCAACCAGCTGAAACCCGCTGGCTCGGTATATTGTGCCGTCCCCGCATTGTGTGCCATCGGCAAAGCTTATAATCCATTTGATGTGCGGGGCGTGCTTTTTCATCAATTTTATTGAAATGGCAATACAACGGCTTTCGCTGTATTTGGGCAAATAATCATTAAAGGCCATACGGTTCAATTCAATAAATTCATTCCAACCCGTATTCGCAACCAAATTAATCGTTCCTTTTTTATTGATGCAATGGCCGTATGACATTACACCGTGCAATTTACCATCGAGAAAGCACCCGAAATGGAGCGTGCTGTTTGGCACGACCTTCCCGCTGTAATGGTTTTTTTTCACAAACTCGTTGGCCAGCTTGCTCGGTATTACCTTAACGATTATTTCCTTGACACGGCTCATTTTTGCATTTATTTAGTGGAGGCGGGAAGGTTCGAACTTCCCTTGACACCCCTATTGGTCGCCCCCTTTTATCCATTTTCCATTGTGCCTAAACGTTTCACTATCCTTTGGGTAATCTAGTTTCTTTTTTTCCAAATACACCCGCAAACCCTTGTTTAATGGGTAGATGTACAAGTACCGAAAGGATTTTATAAGCTGGCCAGCCCCAAACAGTGCTTCGCCTATATTTTGGCCACCTTTGCCCGTACCAGCTGGCACACGGCCAAAGCGCATCGGGGCGATTATATTTTTGTACTCCCCAGCTGTCGTGAGAAAGAAATCCTCGCATTTTTCCTTTCCAAAATATAGCCAGCTGGCCGATTGGTAAATTATCCCGCAATCATTTTTACAGCCTCCAGCGTGTGTGATTATAGCCTTGATTTTGGTATTCTTTTTGAAAAGTTCGTACACCTTGCCCAATACGTAACTTTCGGCATTATGCCCCAACACATCTAAAATATTCATTCGTTGCATTTCAATAACTTCATCGTGCTGTATGGTGGGGATTATTTTTTGTGCCTTTTGCACGGTTGAAGTGGAATAACCAAAAGTAAGAACGCCCGAAAGCTTGCCCAAGTAGAAAACACCGAAACAAACCCGTGCAATCGGAAAGGTTTTCATATAATGCTGGGACAGCGTGTAATTCTTTGCCGTCTTACTGTCGATTACCTTAACGACAATATCGTTTAATTGCGGATTGCCGTCCGTGTTTATTTTGCGTGTTGTTGCCATTGTGTAACAATTAAAAACAAGGCGTTGCCGTTGCTGTTTTCGTTTTCCTCGCTGTCAGCGTATTTGAATTCGCTGGTTTCTTTAATGGTGGCCAGTGCATTTCTTACCTCTATGGCTTGGTCGTTTGATAGTGTGAATGTAATTTGCTCAAACGGGCTTTTATCGCCATCGGCCAAACTAAATTCATCCCCAAATTCATCGGCATTGGCATCGAAACCAATAACATCAACGCCCCAACCGTCCAATTCTTCGGCCTCCCATTCATTTGCCATTAATTCCCAATCGTTATCCCCAAACGAAACGTTGTCTTTTATGAGGTAAGCTTTTAATTTTTGAATTGGGGTTTCTTTTGGCAAAATTTTGGTTGGAATGGATTTTAAACCCAATTCAATTGAAGCTTGCAACCGCATATTTCCGCAAATAACAACCAATTCCCCGTTGTTATCATAAGCGATTATTTCCCGTAATTCCAGCATTTCGGGGTCGGCTTCAATAGAGTTTTTTAGTTTTAAAAATTTATCATCTTTGATAAATCTTGGGTTCTTTGGCAAACCAACGATTTGCCCCGAGTTTGATTTTAAATCTTTTGTCTTAACTAATTTTGTTTCCATTTTTAAGCATTTTGCCCCCAAACGTGTCAGTTTTTTTATGGCATTCTACACAAAGGGTTCGGCCGTTATTTATATCATATCTTAATTCTAAATGCGTTGAAAAGGGCTTAATATGGTCAGCGTGTATTTCGCATCCGCTTTTTTGGCAAATTACACACGTATAATTATCACGCTCAAAAACAGATGTTCGCCAATTTTTATACTTTACCGATTTTCTTTCTAATTCATTTTGAGTTGAAATACCGCCTTTCCAAAATTTGCAATTTGCACCAGCATTTTGTGGAAATTTCATACCCATCGTTCCTCTAGGGTGTTCTTTGTTTTCCCACATTTTTACACCTTTATTCCACGGGGTTTTTCCAATTTTTGCTTTCGCAAACTTTTCTTTTATTTCTGTTTTTGCTCCGTTGTGTGTTGTTGAACACTTACGACTACAAAATAAAGGTGTTCTATTTTTATCCCCTTTATTGCTTTTAAATGTGATTTTGCAGTGCTTGCACGTATATTCTTTCATACTGCAATAATACAAAACAAATCCCATTCGTTGGCTAACACATTTATTTAATTTTCAATATCTGTGAATTCATATTGCTTAGTTAATGCGATTAATAAATTGTACCGTTCCGAGCCAACTGGAAAACATTTAAAAAATGCACGAACATCGATTGGCAAGTGGCCGAAAAGGTTGGTTATTCTGTCAATTTTATGCTCAATAATTTTTTCTTTGGCAATCTCAAAAATTTGTTCTTTGTTTAATTCCATTGGTTTGACTGTTAATTACTTAGGTGAAATTACAAAAAAAACGCTCATAAAGAGCGTTTTCCGTTATTGTGTTAAAAAATTTTCACAAAATATGGTGTAAAGCCACCGTGTAATCTTTTGCGCCTTTGGCTACATCTGCCATAATTAAAGCCATTCCCAGTGCATCAATTTCCAAAATTCTGCCCTCTTGAACGCCCCTGTTTGGGTATTCGTTTTTATTGCAAAACTTTGGGTCTTCACGGCTGTTATGGCTTCGGCAAATAAATGGCCTATCCTCGTAAATAGTGCAAACCCGTTCGCCCTGCTCGTTGGGGTCAGAAAGCAACGGGCAAGCCTTATCAGCCCATTTGATTGATTTAAGGTTTAATTTTTGCTTTGCCAGCCTTTCACGGTTTGGCGTTATACCTTTTTCAGCAATCACTTTTTTAATGTGTTCAATTTCGATTTTAGAAACTATTATTGAATCGTGGCAACAAAACGAACAACCTTTGGAGCAACTGGCTTTTTCAAAAAGTTTGGATTGTTTTATAAGTTGGTCGTAACCTTCACGGATTAACAAAAATATTTCGCTATCGGTTTGGGTACGCCTCAAATCCTTTATTTGTTCCACCAAATCCAAGCCCATCAACCGCAAAGATTCTTTATATTCTATGCTATCAAAAACGCTGGCCATTTATTTTATGATTTCATCGATTAAATAAAAATCATTTCCGAGTTCTTTTAATTTGAAATAAGTTGAATTTTTACTTTGTTCAACTCCGTATCTGTCGCAAATAACTTCACTAATACTACGATTTAAAATGCAAAGTTTTGAATATGGTTTTGTAGAAACTTTTGCGGGTAAACCTTCTTTGTCCGTAACTTGAAATAATATCTTTCCTTTTAACGCCCCAAATTTAAATTTTTTATCGCTTCCAAATTTTTTGGTCAATGTGTATGAAAAAGTAATTCGCCCGTGTTTGCTTCCTTTTTCATCCGTTTTATAATATACCATTATTTGTAATGGGTCTTCCTCTCTTTGCGCTCTTGGAATACTCAATTCTAGCCATTCAATTTCAGTAATGTCAATTCCATTTTCAATTGCTGGAATATCATTTTCAATTAATTCAACTTCGTTCTTTGAAGGTTCGGGCAAATTTGGTTTTTTTGGGGTTGCTGGTTTTTGAATTGGTTTTGGTGCTGTTTTTGGTTTTTGAATTGCTGGTGCTTCTTGTTCAAG